TGTTCGCTTTACCCGCCCATTCGGTTGCCCTATTCGCACCCTACGCAACAGTGCTACTGTACTGCGTGACTGGTGGGGTGACGGTAACGGTAAAGGTTTAGATTCGATAGAGGATGCCGCTAAGTATTACATTGTTGATTGGTGGGGTAATACTCGTGGTGAGGATGTTCGCCGCTTCCCTGTCCGTTCATTTGGTATTCGCCCATCATGGGATGCGGGTGACGCATACGAATACGACCGGCGAAACAACCGCACACCGTATCAACGAATACACAACAACGGCAACCACCTTGTCAATTTGAAGGGGCTTACTAATGCGGCTGATACAGCATTGAGTGTATCGGCAACACTACCAAGATTCGGTGGTCGTTTAAACAACACTAATAATAACGATACAAACACTTTGGTTGATGTATTCATGCCATCAAACGCACAGCGTGTAGGTGACATGGGTAACGGTCGGGGTATTCGATACCCAACACAGTTCAACGAGGATATACTCACCGCATTGAGTGAACCTATTCATACAACAGGACTTGTTCTCTCTCATCACACCGCCGAGCCTATACTCAACGATGGCTTCATTCGTGCAAGAAACGATGTACTGCAAAACACAGAAGTACCTCGTGGTATCAGTTCACGCTTGGAGATTGCAGAAGACGGACTACTCAAGCCCGAAGCAGTAGTAAGCGACCGTATAGAGAACATTGTCGGTGACTCACCGCATAAGGATGCAGTAAGCCGCAGTAGTCCTCGTATCGGTCTTGACACCGAAAACCTACAAGGTGTTGACACCAATCAAATCATCATCAACACCGAAGCGCACAGCCTACACACTGACCGCAATGTAGGACAGCGTGTTGTATTACAAGGTGGTATGCAAACAGGCTCTCAAACAATAGGTAACTACGACCTTACCGCACTTGACTTTGGAGGACAACCTCAAGGTGGTGCGGTGCGTATGAGTCATACATCAAACTTCAACCCGCTTGGTGGTACTTACCTTGCTGAAACTCGCAACTTCCTTTCACCTGTTGATGATACTGATTGGGGTGGTATTCCTACATCGGGCATGGTACTATGGCTCAAAGCCGATAGTCTTGATTTGGCTGATGGGGCGGCTGTATCATCATGGAAAGATAGTGGGCCGTATGGCTTTGAGTTCACACAATCCACTGCATCCAACCAACCATCCTATATTGCCTCATCATCCAATGTAAACAACATGCCCGTTGTAGATTGTGACGGCGATGATAAATTGGAAACATCATTTGACGCTCGTTTAAACACTGCTGAAATGACAGTGTTTGTTGTCGCTTGGGCAGACAGCGATGATGGTGGCATTCATGGAATCATTGAGTCAAGAGCAGGTAGTCCAGCCACTCGTAGTGGATTTAATCTGTACATCCGAATGGATTCAAACAACAGGTGGCAGTGGTGGGGAGGTGCTGACACTGGGTGGGCTACGGTGAGTTCAGCAACAAACAGCGCAGTGGGTGGACAGGCCGAATTAGTCACTGCCTCTATTACTGGTGGCGATGGTAATGGAAGTACCGCTACCCTCAAAATGAACTTACAAGGCGCAGGAAATTACACTACGACAAGTGCTTTTTGGAAAGCAGACACAGGAGGCTACATTGTTGGTAATGTACCCTCGTCGTTTTACTTAAATGGAAAAATTGCAGAAGTAATACAGTACAATCGCTCAATGACTACTGAAGAAGAAAGACAAGTAGAAGGCTACCTCGCTGAAAAGTATGGATTTTCAAGTAATCCGAGTCAATGGAAGTCCAGCAATCCATACCATACAGACACTAACGGACATGTGCGTACAAATGTGACTGATAAGAAGGTCACATACATGATGCGCCCAGTGCGTATGATGGACAAGCAACACATTGAGATGTTCCGTTCTAATCTCAACTTGCACTCATCAAGCCCACAAGTAGGTAGCAACTACTTCGGTGCTACTGCTGGTGGTAAGTATGGACTGTATGTGTATGATGTGGATAACGGTAAGGCATCAGTTGGGTCATACATTCGTGCCACCAACCCCGACACTAATCCACCTTACACACCTGCGTATTACATGGACATTAGTGCAAGTGACACTGTGCCTATGAGTAAAGGCCCAAAAATCATCGGAACGGCTGACAGCGGCTTTGATAGTAGTAAAATTGACAATGAAGTTACTCGTGTAATTATCAGTGAGAATACTTTAGAACATTACCGTTCCGATGCATCACGCCGCCGTACATCTGTAGAAAACGATGAGACTATTGTTCGTAAGGACTACAGTGTACAACCACGGTTCAGTCAAGCCTTACATCCAAAAGGACATAAAGGAGATGTCTCCTACAACTCAACAGACCACAGTGGTGATGGCGCATGATTGAATACGACTTTTGTAATTGTTGTACACCAATGGAAAATGCGTTTGCTTTGATGAAGGCAAAGAAAAAAAGTAAACCATTTCACGGTTATAACCCAAACAAGCACAGTCCAAAGGGTGGACTGAACGCTAAGGGTCGTGCCGCCGCCAAGCGCAAGAGTGGCGCAAATCTCAAACCCCCTGTGACAACTAAGCCAAGTAAACTCAAGCCCGGCTCAAAGAAGGCCAAGCGTCGTAAATCATTCTGCGCTCGTATGAGTGGCATGAAAGGCGCAACGAGTAAGAAAGGTAAATTAACACCGAAAGGGGCTTCTCTTAAACGGTGGAACTGCTGATGACTCCAATAGATAAAGCATGGGTTTTCCTCAAGGCATCACGCCAAATGAAGTTGTACAACTACATAGAAGATTACCCCGGTAAAGAGCCTGTAACTGCTTACCGTGGAGTACCGTTCTTAACTACACAACCTATGGATGCTACACAATGGCATCAAAAAAATACCCCAATTGACCTTGACAGGAAAGGAACATGGTGGGCTGAAGGTGGGGCAGAACCACACGCTACTGCTTCGTTTTTTTCTCGAATGCATCCGAATGGTTTTACGCGGGAGGATGATAAGCGAGGCATTATATTAGGACACAGGGGTAGATTGGAAAATATTGGGGATGTTCAGCGACGACAAAATGAGTGGAATCCTACTAACGATGCTAAAATGGATGAAGCGTTTGTTTCTCATGACCGACCTTTTGATTGGGAAAACATTGTATTTTCACAACCTTCTTACAGTGTTACAGATTCTATGAATGAAAATGAACATGATGAATGGTTAATGAACATGATGAATGGTTAAGGAGGAATCAATCATGGTAGTTATCAAAAATACAGTCGTCGGTCGGTTTAGTACTGACATGCCCGCAGTAATGGACCATGTGCGTAAGCCGGTGTTCGTTGACAACGCCGTTCATCATGCAAAGGTGGACACGAGTACAGGTGTACAAGCAAAAGTTACCATTGAAAATAGTAACGCATCTACTTTTCAAGTCATGCCCGAAACCCGCTATCAAATTGTTGAGGGTGAGTCGTCAATTCAAATCACACATAAAGAAACACCGGGGCATAGTAGCACCGCAGTACCTTTTTTGGGTGACAATGTATTGAGTTCAACCAACAAACCCATGCTTGTTTACAATGCCGACAACCCCGCCCAACGGCTATCTATCTCCACGCTTGAATCCAGCACTGTCGGTATTCTTATGAATCTACAAAACATGAAAGGTAAAACACTTAACGACCTTGGTTTCCTTGAGCGTGAAGTTAAGTTGGGTCAGCCGATTGATGTTGGTTTGCGAACAACAGACATGGCTATCCGTTTAGGTCAGCAAGCAACTACCAGTATGAATAGTTTCAACATTGGTCGTAGTATGAGTTCCGCAAACAACAACAACGGTCGAAGACTCCACTCTACTCGCTTCCTCGGTCAAGACTTTACAAATGTCAACTTGATGACCGCACTACGGTTTATCGGTCGGCATGACAGCCGCATGATACTCATAGACAGATTCGGTAATATGTTGTATGTTCCTATCACATTCAGCGAAGCCACTCGTAGTGTAAACGCCAACATCCGTTTTGGTTCTAAGCGAACTGACCCTGTGGATAATACACCAAACCGTGTCACTGTACAAGGTCAACCGATGGCATTGAATGACTTGGTTATCGTTACTGTTGATGACACTGAAAGACAAAGCGGTAACAACGGTGAGATACGAGAAGAACCAGCACCAGTCGTAGATATGACGGTACGCTCAACCAACGGGGCAAGAAGAGTCGCTCGTCAAATCCTACGAGGTCATACACTTACAGCGGGTGCAATCAGCAGTAGCGGTCATCCCGGCATCACTGACATGCGACCGGGTATGACGATTGAGTATGACGGTCGAACTCGTGTCATCACAGAAGCAAGACATATGCCGATAGTAGGTATTACCGACCTTACTATGCTTAACATCGAGTCGGGTATAGAAGGTGTACTGCAAGGCATTAGTGAAGGGGCAACCGCTGTTTCCAGTGGAGAAGCACCTCTTACTTATGTTCAAATTGTCGAAGAAAACTTATCCATGTTCGGTAAAATTGAATTGCGTATCACTTCTCAAGTAACCGAGCGAGGTGTTCATACCTCCGCCTTCTTAATCGGAGGGGTTAAAGGCACGAAGACAAGAGGCAAAATTGGTGGCGAAGGGTTGCCGATAGGTGCGAATAAGACCGAGATTAGGAGATATTGACATGCCTGTATCGAATCACATGCGCCGTTTGCTCTTACAGACTATCGCTGATACTATCAACGAAGTAGTGGTAGGTTTCGACGGAACACCGGCTACTGCGGAGGATGGTGCGGCGGGTCGCCCTGCTATCGTTCTCACACCGACAGTGACGATTATTGATGACACTGCTCTACTTATCGAAGCATCAATGAGTATTGATGACACATTCACTGATAGCATCCGTGAGGTGTACATACAAAATCGTACCACCTCCGACTTCACACCTGTCGCTCGTTATACAACAAAACCGATTATCAAGACATCGGCAAACGAAATTAACATTGAAATACTCATAGAGGTGGCATAGAATGGGAAACGGTAATCCAGTATCGGGGCATACGAATCATAACTTGACAGTAGCGACAGCAACGAATGTTGACGGCTTAGGTGACGGCGACCATATCCTGTCACCCACACTCACCAACATGGTAGAGGGTATTCACGGTAATGGTGTTATCATGTATGATGATACATCGGGTGGAGAAGGTGATAGAAACATTCCCGCAAATATACCCGGTGCTGTCAATTACGCAAGTGGAACTACTTTTACTGTTAAAGGGGGCTATGCTGTACTTGATGGTATCATGTATCAATTCGCAGGTGGTGTAGGTGCAACAACAACATACACCCTCAACACGAGTAGTGCAAGTGCGACTGGCTCGCCTACTGCTCTTACCAGTGGTAAAGAAGCATTAGTTGTAGTGTATGTTTCCGCTGATAATACTTCTACTGTTAAAAATATTTATTGGGAATTAGGAACTGCTATTACTGCCGGTACAAACAGTTACCCTGCTACTCCCACAGGATTCCTTAACACACCTACCGCAACAGGTAGTAGTGCATTAGCAAACACTCAAACAGTTGTTCTCGCTGTATTGCGTGTAGTGTATGATGCAGGAGGTGATGACCTCAAATTATCAATCACAGAAGTAAATGATAAGCGGGTATTTGTTCGACCATCACCTATGTACTTCTCACCTGTTACCAGTGGAGATGTAGCATCAACCGATGAACTGCTTGACCTTGACGCTTTTCACAGTGGGATAGGTAATGGTGCTTTAGGTGCATCACGCTTTGGTGCAATGTGGCAATCATTCGGTGCGGCTGTGACAGGTGCTACTGTACCCGATGATAACAAAGACACATTATACTACAGCGGCACACACGCCGCACGATACACCCGTTCAGTTTTCAACCGTGTATTGACAAGTACAGCAACAAGTATCACACTTAAATCAACTGATGCGAATATCCTACTCTTGACCCCCAGTGGTAATGCTACTGTAACTACAAGTGGTTCATTCCCTGCTGGTTACATCATAGAAGTAAGAAACCTTCACGCAACCCGCACTGTTACTTTTGTTCGTAGCAGTAGTTACACTGTAAACGGTGGCACTCTTACGAGATTTATTTGCACTACGAGTCATGCTTCTACACCTGTATTTAGTGTACTATCCGATGATTCGGGCGGTGGTGGCACTGCCCCGGCTATTGAAGACAACAGTGGAACGCCTGTGTTTGCTTCGGGGATAACCAAAGCAGAAGTGCTGACACTACTCAATGTTGAAGACGGTGCGGATGTGACTGATGCAACAAATGTCACTGCGGCGGGTGCGCTCATGGATAGTGAAGTTACCAACCTCGCCCAAGTCAAAGCATTCAACTCCGCCGACTACGCTACTGCGGCTCAAGGTGTTTTAGCCGCCGCCGCTTTGCCAGCCGGACAAGGTGGTGCTGAACCATACAACCCCGGCGCAGGTGCAGGTAATTGGGCGGGCGGCCCTCCCCCCGATTTAGAGACAGCAATACAACGATTAGCGGCGCAACTCTTCACATTAGGAGGGCCGATACCATGATGAGATGGACTAAGAAAGGGGATATGATATATGGGCGATTCAAAATAGAAGAAAGAAAATTATTTTCATTTACTTTCACTGTTATTTTTCTTAATTGCTGTGTCTTGCCAATAATGACCGCATCGCCTACATTGTAGTAACAGGAAACGCTCACGCTCATCATCAAGGAATCGAGCCGATATGCGTCGGGCTATGTGCCAATGAGCGCAAGCCCTACACTTTACTTTTAACTTCTCTATTAGCCGCCCCATCGTAACAAGCCTCGCAAAAATCTCCATCAACAAGAACCTTACAAGGCTCATCGCAGAATACGCATATGTAAGTCGTCATTGAGGTGGCCTTCGTGCTATTATATCGTCAATACGGAGTATTGAATTAGTGACTTCACTGGCACTTAGTACTGCTTGACGAACCAGTTCTGTAGGCTCATAAACACCAAGTTCCATCATATTACATACACCGCCGTTGTGTACATCCGGCCCGATTTCACGGTTGCCCTGTAGGATTTCGTGGCGAATAGCAAGTACGGTGTCGAGTGGGTCATGCCCCGCATTTTCGGCAATAGTGGCAGGAATGCACTCTAATGCGTCTGCAAAGGCTTCTATTGCCATCTGCGCTCTACCACCTATCTGTGCCGCATGTTGGCGTAGGTGAGCCGACATACGAGCGTATGCGTTTCCACCACCAACAACAAAGTTGCCGTTCTTTAACACTAAAGAAACTACACCGAGTGCATCATCAAATCCACGCTCAACTTCTTCAAGCGTGTGAGATGTTGCACCCCTTAGCACGAGTGTTGCCTCATCGCTCTTGACATCACCTTGAACGAAGAGATACCAAACATCGTTATGCTTCTGTCGCTCTACGATACATTCTGTGTGTCCTTCTACCTCTTCGGGTGTTTGATAGATAGTAGCACCTGTAACTCTACTCAATGAGCGAAGTGTTGATTCGGGTACTCTACGAGCAACCATAATGTTATGCTTCTTGAGGTGAGCGCATACATGGTCGTTGACGGCATCACGGACAAAAACAACACCACCTTTCGGTAATACTTTCACAAGTAATTTAGCCGTTGAGATGAGGTTTGCTTTACCCGACGATTTGTATGATTGGAATGATTGAGCATCAAGTTGTACCTGTACATTGTCTTCACTCTTTTCATTCTCAAGCCCAGTATTCAACAACACTACATTCGAGTAAGCATCCTCGCCTTCAAGCACATAATCCTTGTTTACAATCGAACCTTCGTAAAGGTAGGAGTCATCAAGTGAACCGCCGGGGAATGAAACAACCTTGACGCTTTCAGCATCACCGGCTTTTTCGACAGCGGCTACGCAAAGTTCAGCAACAGCATTAAGTGAGTTCTCAAGTGCTTTACCAGTGATAGCAGTTTTAGCCACCGATACCAGTACATCACGCTTATCACTTGTCAGTGATATATTAGTGCGAAGGTATTCAATAGCCATTTGAGATGCCTCGTGATAACCACGACAAATTACATTAGGGTGCAATCCCTTCTCAAACAGCGTTTCACTGTTACCAAGTAGTTGACCTGCAAGAATGACAGTACTCGTTGTACCGTCATAGCACAGGTTTTCTTGAGTCTTCGCTACTTCAACAATCATTTTACCACCGGGGTGTGATACATCAAGTTCACGCAGGATAGTAGCACCATCGTTTGTAACGATAACACCGCCTCCACCATCAACCATCAGTTTATCCATTCCCATAGGGCCAAGCGTTGATTTGACGGTATCTGCTACCGTCTTTGCCGCCCGTATGTTGTGTATCTGTGCTTTACTTTTCGTACTTTCAATCTCCGTCATATCTACCATTCCACTTCTATTTTTACTATTTCGCCTGTATCTAATTGTCTTGATTTGATATAGCCTTCACTCTTTCCAAATTGATACAAGTCGAATGTTAATTGAGCATCGCTAAGGCAGTATTTGGCTACCTCATCGAACTTACCTGCTCTCCATGCTAAGGGGGCATCCTCACTGTTCATAAGTTTATTGTCCTCTAAAGTGGTCTTTGTCAGCATTCCCAGTGTTGTTGATACCTTACCAACGGCAGTTGCCGCCTTCTGTACCAAGTGCTTCGTGTCAATGACAGCATCGGCTTTACCGAGTATATCACCGGCTGTCCAACAGTCAAGTGCATCACGCAGTACAGGTAAATCGAATCCTTTGATGTTATGACCGATGACAACGCCACCGCCAGCAACATGCTTTGCTAAGTCCTCGCCCAGTGTACGAGGGTGAAGTTCTTTCACTGTGGCATCAATGTCGAGTGACTTGTTACAATATACCGTTCCATCGTTGCCGTTCCATGTAGCGACCACTGTAGGCTCAAAGGAGGCGGTCTTATCCCATCCTCCAATCTCCCACGAGTAATTACCTGTTTCAATATCTAATGCCATTATGTTACTCATTTCTTAGCCACCTTATGTCTGTAGTAAACCCGCTTACCTTGTTTACGGTTTACAAATACCTTACTACTGTAGTCTTTAAAGTGTCTTTGGGCTGTGCTTTTACTTACACCTGTATCAGCCATGTATGTATTCCATACGGCTGACTGTCTGCACCAACCATCGCCGTGACCTTCAAGTTCGTAACCTGCACATTGCTCGTATGCTTTCTGCATGTCACCAAGGATTTTACCTTCTTTGGCTTTGTTACCACCAATTTCAACTGAATCCTCAAGCCAAGAGATGAGGTTTTGAAACAAGTCAATCAGTATCTCGTGAGCCATATCTACATGCTCATCATTAATCTCCCATGACTCATCAAGTAGTGCCATGTGAAGTGAGATGATGCCAAGGTAGTTCTCAATACCGGGCGTGAATGATGCTACAATCTCCGACATAGATGGGTTCATGTCCATCAGTAAACCGTAGATGTCTTCGGATGCTTGATACAATGCGGTGGTATAATTCAAACTTGGTTTGAACATATCCCACATATGACGCTGTACAATTTCTTCTCGCTCATCATCAGTCATTTCACCCCACTGTGTGAATGTTACTTCACTCATGTTGAGTAAGCGGTCACGAATACGCTTTTCTGTATTCTTAAAGTAATCGCAAATGTCATCCTTAGACAAATCGTTCTCTTCGGGCTTCTGCCAAAAAGTTCCAAGACGGGTAGTACTCACTTCTTGTCGCATACCCATGTCCCAGTGCGCCCAGTAAAGCAGGACACGCTGAAAAATACCCTTTGTTAATACATAATCCTTGACACCCTTCGGTGGATAAGTAGTAATCCAAAGAGACACTAAAGAATCACACTCAATTTTGTTCCCCTTCATGTGTTTCACCAGTACATTGCTGTTGCTACCCACTGCGTTACACGCTGTCTGTAGATACAATACTGTTTCTTGGCTGTGTTTATTGGGGGTGAGAAGGATTGAACCTTCATCGAAATTGATAGCCTTGCGACCTGCGAGTAAACCCGGAACGGTTTCAAACTCACCCGTAGGTTTCATGTTTTCATCAAGCACTGCATTGGTAGAACCAATCAAACCTGCATCTGTACCCGAAGCAAACGAATCATAAGGTACTTCGATTTGTTCCATGATGTCACTAATGAAGTTCCATGCTATGGACTTACCAGTACGAGAAGGTTGAATCCAAAATACATGCACACGAGGGTCAAGGTGAGAATCACCAGTAGGAATGCGAATGTAAGGTAGAGCCACTTGCCCTTGAATGAAAAAGAAAGACAGTAAGCCCGGAATCTCATTCATCATCGAAGTTCGTGAAAAGTGGTGTAAATACCCTTCAAGAACAGGAAACTTTTGTACGGCCTTGTAATTTGATAATTGTGTCATGGTTTTCATCTCTCATTTCTTTTAGTATTTATATATGATTTTACCGTTTGACCTTTCTTTCTTGCTTTACAGGGTCTTCACTTGTAAGTATTTTAATAAGTAATTTTCTTCTTACCTCGCCTAAGCCTTTGATTTGCTTAAGTGATTCGGGAAAGCACATTTCTTCTATGTTACCGCATGATTCTAAGAGGCGTTCCGCTACTTCACGCCCTACACCCGGAACAGTCATTATCATGTCCAAGCGTAGGTCGTTACTCGCTACCCTACGGATTGATTGCGCCCCATGCTTACTCGCTGGCTTGTGTAACTTGTCATGTAATTTTACTACGAAAAGAGCCGCACTACTTACATCGGGTGTGAAGAAAACTTGGCATTCAAAATCACTCATTATCCGAGCGATAGTACCAGTCAGTTCACTTTGCACCTTGGAGTAACTTACCTTCTTACCGTTGCGTTTAGCCATAGTAACATACTTTTCAATTGAGCCGTGAATGACAAGAAAGAACCGTTCAAAGTTTGCATCCATGTTGTCAAGTTGTCTCCACAGGTGGCCGGAGTGTGACGACTGAAACAGGTCGGGAATACTTTTAGCCTCAACTAAAGCACCGCCTAATTGATAATCGCCTACCACCAATGTTTGTCTTACGACAGTAAGACCGGCCTTCTTCGCTTTACGCTCAATAGATTCACACAGTGAACCTCTTTCGTTGCTATCAATTATCAAGTCCGGCTTCATTTGCCAACCCCCATACCATGATGTCATAATGACCCGATACACCACTTGATACCTTTTCACTACCTATTTTTACGAACTCTTTGTTACGACTTAGAATGTTACCTAAACGAGTCATACCCGGACACCACCGAGGCCATGTTCGATGTAATGCTTGATGAATCTCAATAGTGTTCATTTCACATTCGTCTTGAAGTAATTTAACAACTCTTTTAATTGTGTTAATGTTGCGTCTTTTTTTAGGCTTAATTTTATCGTCATGTGCGTCGAATATGTTACTCATAATATCACTCCATATCGCCGGTTTCATCGTAGTATTTACACTTACCCACACAGAAACCCTCTTGGTAAAGTGTAGCACAGGTAGCATGTGGATAACCAGCCATCACTATACTGCGTACTTGTTCTTCTGTCTTCTCTTGTCGGTAGTCAACCCATCCTTGACCGGATATAATTTTTGAAATCATACCTACATGCTTCTCTTTTTCTTCATTGGCTATGCGCCAAGCGGGAAAGAACATGCGAAGCCGGTCGGCTAAGTAAGAGGCAAGGTGAAACCTCGCCCTGTGAGTAGGATTACCGCCACCCATAGCCGCTTGAGATAGGCAGGGTAGCATGTGTAAGTCATCAAGTGATACAGTCGGTATATCCACCGTCTTGATATGCCCCATTGTCATAATTTTACTTTGTATAACTTTTAATTTAACAGGTATATTACCTAAAGTAATGTAACCGTAATGCGGTTCTTGTCCTTTATTCATTAAATCATCATACGATAGATTGAGAAGGTCTTCACTGTTCAAAGGGAACGACCAAACTTCTCGCTTGGCGTTATACGAATTAGGTATGCGTATCATACCACTTGTATCGAAGGCAACAGCGGGGTCGTTACACCTTAACCCTCCCAGTTTACTTTCCCATTCATTGATGAGTAGTTTACCGGAGTGCTTTATGCGTGAAAGTTCTGCACCATTTTTTGGCTCTATTGTTTCATCAAGCGGAATCCAAACATGAAAACCACCACCGCTGAACCAAACATAGTGTAGTATGTCTTTGTCCATCAACAAGCGATGTAGTTTTTTTACCTCACTATGTGGTATTTCAAACGGTAAGTCTCTACCTTTGTCCTTGAAATCCTTACAGTCAAAGTCCAGTACGAAGTGGTGTATTTTGGGTGTGTTGTAATCTACCCTGTGGTGCTTGGGTGCTTGGGTTTCATTGTAACCATAAGCGGTAAAGTAAACATTACCACTCCCGTTCTTACCCGACCAGTAGCGTTCTAATTCGGAGGCATTTTTGACGAGTCTTCGCCAGCCACGCTCACCGCTACTCGGTAATTCAAGGACTTCACGAGGGAAGTCTATGGGTAAGAAAGCCACTGTATCACCGATGCTCGTGTAGATAAATGTCGAGGTCTTTCATCAAATCGTCTATCAAGTCGTTGAGATTATCGGCTCGCATGTGTGATGGGTGTACAGTATAAGTAATCGTCTTAGGGTGTCTGTATTGAGCCTCACCGTCTATATCAGCGAACTCATCAAGAGTTGTCTGCCGTACAACATTACGCAAATACTTCTTACGACCTGCACCAGTTGACTTTTGTACTTTCACCACATAGTTGAAATTACCTACTTTTTCATTCATCATTCTTTCTATTAACATTATTATTTCAATCATTCTTTTCATCCTCATTTATTTTTTTCTTCATTTGTATTATCCAAATATGTGTCCATATCCCAAAACTCGCAATGGGCTTTGTAACTACACCAGTTGCATTTCAGTTTTTGTTCCTCTAAAGGTAAACCTTCTACCAGCCTACCCAAATACGGTGTGGGTGGAAACTCCATGTTTATGTGTGCTTCAAGTAGACGCACCAATCCTTTCTCTATACTCTTAGATGAGTACTTACCACCTTTCTTGGTGTCTTCATAGAATACTGTAGGGCCATCACCGCCGTTAATACCACCGCCGGGGAACTCCCAGCCCCAATGGGTGATAGGGAGGAACTCGTGATGGGGGCTGTGTTCAAGCATCATTTTGTAAAACTGCATTTCTTTACGCATAGAGCCGGGTTTGCTCTTGTTATACTTACCAGTCTTCAACTCCATGAGAGCGAAGCCATCATCATCAGCGAACAGTCCATCTATGAAACCGTTCATGTGAATAGGAATGTGTACACCATCTACTTCAACGAAGCGTGTGGCCTGTATGTTTGCTTCAATAGCGACAGGTCGCCACTGATTACCGTTGGTGATAACCAAGCGGTTGAATTGCCATTTCACCCACTGTGCTATTTGTTCATCCTCACCGAACTCATACGGTTCGGGAGGGGATGGTATAGCACTGTTGAACAACTTTTCAGCCTCAAGTAAATCACCTTCATCAATTAACTTTAACACTGATTTTTCTTGTTCGTCGGTGAAGTTACCCCAAAACCACTCCATCATGTCGTGAACATTTAGCCCTCGTATATGGTGGTCCACTGTCTCTCCACGCAAACCCTTGAACTTCTCAAGGTAGTATTGCTGTGGACACCAGCCGAATGTGCCATAACTTGACTTGGTAACTCTTAGGATTTTACTTTCATCCTCATTCGGATTCCAAGCGTAGGTGCTACTCTTGTATGAGTCAGCCTCCAATTGGTTGCCGGTAGCCTCAAGGTAATCGTCTATGCGTGGGCGACTATCATCACCAGTAGGATTCCATCTCATTCTTTCATCTCCATTTCAATCAATTTCTGCAAGTACACGGCCAAGTCCATCGCTTCTTCTTGAGCATGGATGAGCCATTGAAGACGAGAGAGTGGTGCGGTTTCCATAGTGACCCCGTACTTACTCTTACCTACTTCGGCTCGCTGTGCAATCTTCTTGCATACTTCGTCTTCTATTCTGCTCATCACCAATCATCTCCCTCTTCTTCAAGTTTGTTTGATTCATCATATAGAGTACGGGCTTCATCTCGGAGTTGAGCCAAGTGCTTGATAATATCGCCAAGTTCAACGCCGCCCATACTTTGGCGAATAAGTTCACTTATGCAATTCCTAAAGCCTTCATAATACCCCAAATCATAATCTATACTTTCTGTCATGCACCCACCCCTGCAACTTCATGTAATTCGGGAAACCAATTTTCATCGAGTTGTTCAGCAGTTCGCTCAACATTATCGGGTAACATTTCATGTCCTTTACTTTCGCAAAACCTAATCCATGCGGCTTCTTCGGCAATTTTCTTTGCGTTGAGATAATATGTAATCAATTTTAGTTTACCCATTTTAGTGAAGTAATAATCATGAGATTCTTGCCATGTCATGTTCGCAACAGCGCACTCAAAGCAATGTGAATTATGCATAGTTAATGTCTCGTCTAAATATACATCAATATGTTTTTCGCAAGAGTAGCATGTATGATTCGCCCGCTGACTTGTTCTTCTCATTCTTCTTCACCTCTACATTTGATACAAGAGGCGCAATCCTCTCCGTCTGTCCATAGGTCATCCCAAGTAACATAATCCGAATAACCGTCACATCCTGTACAATAGGTGTAGTCTTCGTAATTACCCCAGTCGTTGTGTGTTTGGTGCGTCTTACCGACCAAACCGTGTTCTCGGTTCTTTTCGTTATCTACGAACTTTTTCGTGCAACCCGGAGAGCCGGTGTTTCTGTAAGTTTTCCAGTCTTCAAAGACAGTCCTTTTGGTTACATTATCCCAGTTTATTTTTCCACCTTCTTGTTTCACCAAGTCCAGTTCTTCTCCTACGCAGTGTTGACATGCCGCAAGCGGGGCATATTTATTGATACATTCCGGCCCGACACCTCGTTTGACGCTTTTCTTCGCAGTTAATTTTGCATTACAGTATTTACATTTCATATTATCACCAGTATTGTTTCAAGACCCGCTTCGCAGTGAGTCGTTCTAAATCCCAGTCGAGTGTTTCATACACGACCTTGAGTTTCTTTGCTATCCATTTGT